CTTTCTGATGTTAGTAGGGATAAGAATTTACGATGGCAAATAAAGAATACAGAGAACTCTTACAGGCCATCTCATCTCTCGGAGAGAATGAACGAATTTCGGTATCGAATAAAGATGATATCGGACTGTTCGATTATACAGATTTAGAAAAAGAAGACCGAGAGCAGAGGTGGATGGTATTGGCATACTGTATCGAACAGAAAAGAATAACGGATGTCGGTATACTCTTTGAACTAAATCCTTTTTTCTTTGATTGGTATAAAAGAAATATATTATCGGAGATACCTATCTCAGAAACCTACCACTAAAAATAGCGAGCGTGTATCAATGAGAACTGAAAATATATTCGAAGAATTAGCAGAGATGATAATTACGATTCTGCATAACGAACTATTAAGAGATTTAATAGATAAATTATAAGAGGTAAATGTTATGATAAACTTTATATTATTTGTAACTGTATTGGTCTTTTGGCTAGGTGCAGTTTATCTATATTTTGTTTTGTCTAATATGCTAGAAGATATTCGAGCAATCAATGATGATATGCAAGAATGTAAAGCAATGATAAAAACAAAAATAGAACAAGACAATGCAAAAAGTGAAATAGTAAATGATGAATTTTTAGGAATCTAAAATGTCTTTAAAAGATTTATCAAACAATCTTCGCACAGAGGATGAGTTTCACACATTCACAAAAAAGGAGCGAGTGATACGCAGACCACTATCTTTACACCACTTACATAGAAAGTTGGTTGATATCATTCGCTCTCACAAATACGAAGAAGAAAGAAAGTCTAATGTACAAGCATACATGACTAATTATTTTTTACATCAAGCAAATTCCTATGTGAATCAAGTTGCAGATGCTGCAATTGATATTGTAAAAAGTTTACAAGTCAAAGACCAGAAAGGAACTCTAGATAAATTTTTTACATTTGATTGTTGGGGTGCAATCTATAACGAAAGTGATTTTACAAAACCCCATACCCATGGCCCTGCATTGTGGTCTTGGGTTTATTATATTGAAGTACCCAACAATGCTCCACCCCTATATTTTCCACAAGCAAAACTCAGAGTACATCCTAGACCAGATGAGATAGTTATCTTTCCAGGCCATGTCATACATGAAGTACCCCCTGCAGTCGGAATGTCAGATGAAAGAATTGTACTTGCTGGAAATATCTACCTAGACTATCGAAACACCTAGTATAAATACTATACATGAACGAAAACTATTTCATGGGCCTCGATGGCTTTGTATGGTTTACTGGTGTTGTAGAAAATCGTAATGACCCTGCAAGACTCGGTAGAGTACAAGTCCGTTGTTTAGGATACCACACAGAAGATTTAAACGATATCCCATCAGAAGATTTACCATGGGCTCATGTCATGCACCCTGTAACCGACCCTGCACTGCAAGGTATGGGAAACTCACCTAGTTTTTTATTAGAAGGAACATGGGTAATCGGATTCTTTCGTGATGCAAACGAAAAGCAACAACCCCTTATCATAGGTTCACTACCTGGCATACCAGGTTCAACTGCAGATATGACAGAGGGATTTAATGACCCACAAGGACAATACCCATCGGCAGACATTGACCATTCAGGTCATGGATTAAATGAATCAGATGTATCAAGACTTGCAAGAGGACAAGATGCAGAAACTCATGAACTATTAATTAATCGTAGAGGTACTCAATGGAAAGAAATACCTACTGCAACCAAACCAGATGTATCAACAGTATCAACAAATTCTAAAGCAGAAACTGCTGGAACTTTTGATGAACCCAATCCTCGTAATGTAGAAAAGACTGGTGGGTCGACAGGTGTCTATCCTTTCAATCATGTATACGAATCTGAATCAGGTCATGTATTTGAGATAGATGATACAACAGGTGGAGAAAGATTATTAAGACAACACACATCTGGTACCTTCGAAGAAATTGTTGACACAGGTACAAAGACAGTTAAGGTTGTTGGTGACAACTATGAATTGATTGCTGGTGCATCTAACATTTATGTGAAAGGGAATATTAATTTAACATGTGACGGAACTAAGAGAGAAAAAATTACAGGTGATTATATATTAGAGGTCGGTGGTGACTTCACAAGAAAAATACACAAATCAGAACAAGTTAAGATTGGTGCTGGAGAAGCTGGTGGAAATCTAGAAGAAGAAATAATTGGTAATCATGGATTTAATATTTCTAATTCTGTATCTGGTGCAATAGGTTCTACAGAATCAGGGACAGCAAAAGATTGTGATATTACAATCGGTGGAAAAGAAACAAGAACGATTGGTGGAACTTATGATATAACTTCTGTTGATAGTTATTCTATAGTATCTTTAAAAGATGTATTAGTAGGAGCAAGTAATAATGTAACAGTATCAAGTGTTGCAGGAACTTCTATATCTGCTGGTACAACCATGTCAGTTAAGGCTGGAACAAATCTAGATATTAAATCAGAGGCAGTAGGTACAATGACATTCGAAGGTGCATCAAGTGTGATTAATTTTACAGGTTCATCAGGCACTATAAATCTTTCTGGTAGTGGAAGTACAATTACTACTACACAAGAAGTTACTGCTAATACTATTGCACTTACAACTCATACACATACTGATACAGAAGGTCTGGCAGCTAATATAACATCGGCACCTAATGCATAGGAGATAACAATGGCAGATATAAAAATTGACGGAACAGATTCTACTAAGATAAATCTTGATGTAGATGATTCAAATGATTTAGTATTAAATCTAACAGGTGGTGATAAAGGTTTACGATTACATGTGTTAGAAACAATTTATCCCATCGGTTCTATTTACACCAATGCTGGTGTTGCAACAAATCCTGGCACACTATTAGGTTTTGGAACATGGTCAGCATTTGGAAGTGGTAGAGTTATAGTAGGTGTTGATTCAACCGATACTGATTTTGATGCAGTACGAGAAACAGGTGGTGCTAAAACACACACATTAACAGTTGCTCAATTAGCAGCTCATACTCACAATGTTACAATGAGTACAAATGATACTGATAATGATAATTTATCAGAGGGTAATACTTCAGGCACCTCGTTGCATCCAACATCATCAACTGGTGGTGGTGAAGCTCACAATAATTTACAACCATATATAACAGCATATATGTGGAGAAGAACAGCATAATGGTAGATTTTAAAACAGCAGATTTAGAAGGTGCAAATGAAGCATTAAATAAAACTCTTACAGATGCCAAAGCATTAAAGGATAGTCTTGTTGCTCAACATGGAGCAGATGCATCCACAATGCTCGCAGATGTAGAATCTAAAGTTACAGATTTAATATCATCAGTATCAAGTATGATACCAGAGTTACCTACTATTCCTAATGTAAATATGCAAGGAGAATTTGCTGCACTGGCAGACATTGATATCTCAACATCAGCAGGACTTGAACAATTTAATACACAAATAGGAAATATAACTTCACAGTTTGGAACTGCAATGGCAGACAAAGGATTAGATATTGATTCTCTTGCTTCACAAATACAATCAGGTGGAAAAGATTTAGTTGGTGACTTACTTCCGAACTTACAATTACCAGATGGTCTTACTATACCTGTTGAGCTACCTTCTGAAATAAAGATACCAGCTAAGGAATCATTAAAAGAAAAACTTACTTCTACACCTACACTTGAAACTATAGCTTCAGATGATGCATTAGCAAAATTAAGAAATGCTGCTGATGATGTTGTAGAAGAAGAAAAAACTAAAACTGATACACCTGCAGATACACCTAAGAAAGGTTACACAGTAGTTAGCACAGGAGAGGTTGCTGGAATTGAAACAATTAAAACAACCACTACAACTACTACTACTGATACAGAAGAAATAATTCCGCCAGAAGGTACTAACAGAAAGAAAAAAACTAAAACATATAATCTTTTAGGTGGTATAGGAAGTCCTAGAAAATATAGAAAGTATCCCTCTAGTTATCCTAACTACCCTGGTGCAACTGGATTGTTTGTTGGATTTCAACAAAAAGGTTGGGATGATGATAAGATAGCAAGAGCACAAAAGAAAGAAGAAGATAGATTATTTCGAAGAGCAGAAAGAGGTCAAAAAATCAGTAACCGTAGTAAACGATTTGATGTATTGGGTGAATGGAGAAAAGATACGAATGGATTTGTTTGGTATGATGTAAGATATAATCGAAAGAAGATGGTTAAAACTTAATAAGATGAAAGAATCTCTTATAAATAATAATTAAATAACTAGAGATTACTAATGTCCGCATACAAAGATGCCCAAGCTCAAAATGATATCAGTCGTAATTCTAGACAGTATTCTGATTTAGATTTATTCTTTGGTAGGAAAACAGTAGGTTCGGATGTTAATAAAGTAACTGATATACAAGCAGTTAAGAGGTCATTAAGAAATCTTATTAATTTAAATGCATTTGAAAAACCATTCCACCCAGAAATATCTGGTGGGGTTCGTGAGTTATTATTTGAAAATATATCACCTATGGTTTCTGCAGTACTAGCTAGAAAGATAGAAGATGTTATTAGTAACTTTGAACCAAGATGTAGATTAGTATCAGTTAGAGCAATACCTGATTATGATAGAAATATTTATAATGTATCAATAGAATTTTATGTAGTTAACGCACCCACAGAACTAGTAGACCTATCAGTCATGTTAGAGAGATTAAGATAATGGCAACAAACGAAAGAAAACTTAGAGTAACCGAATTAGACTTTGACAGCATCAAAGATAATTTAAAAACATATTTAAAAGCACAAAACGAATTTAAAGATTATGACTTTGAAGGTTCTGGTATGAACATTCTATTAGATACTCTTGCATACAATACTCACTACTTAGGATTTAATGCTAACATGTTGGCAAATGAAATGTTCTTAGATAGTGCATCACTTCGTTCAAGTGTAGTATCTCACGCAAAGACTTTAGGTTATGAAACAACATCAGCAAGAGCATCTAATGCTACAATTAATGTAAGTTTATCAACAGATGCAACAACTAAAACAATGCCAGCAGGAACTGCATTTACTACAAGTATTGACGGAACTGATTATCAGTTTGTTACTATTGCAGATGTGACTGCAAGTAACACAGGTAGCTCTGTTCCTTTTGATAGTGTAAAAATTTATGAAGGTAGTTATATTACAACAAGATATACAGTAGATACTTCTGATGTTGACCAAAGATTTTTATTAAGTGATGCTAATAGTGATGCATCAACATTAGTAGTTAAAGTACAAACATCAAGCTCTGATACATCAACTACAACTTATACTAAAGCAACAGACATAACACAACTTACTTCAAGTAGTACTGTTTATTATTTACAAGAAACTGATAGTGGTTTGTATGAAGTATACTTTGGTGATGGTATAGTTAGTAAATCTTTATCAGATGGTAATATTATTGTACTACAATATGTGGTTACAAATAAGACTTTAGCAAATGGTGCAAATTCATTTAGCTCACCAGCAAGTATTGATAGTGTTTCAATAATTACAGTAACAACTGTATCAAGTGCAACTGGTGGTTCAGAAGCTGAAAGTATAGATTCAATAAAATTACAAGCTCCATTAGACTACGCAGCGCAAGGAAGATGTGTAACAGTAGATGATTATAAAACTTATACTAAAAAATTATTTGCAAATACTCAAGCAGTTTCTGTTTGGGGTGGAGAAGATGGTAGTTACGATACAAGCACAGGAGTATCAAGTAACCCAGAATATGGTAAAGTGTTTATCTCAATTAAATCTACTACAGGTCAAAATTTAACAACTGTACAAAAGAGTAACTTGGTTACAGCATTTGCTCCATTCAAAGTTGCTTCAATTACACCAGTGGTTGTAGACCCATCAATAACTTATTTAATTTTAAATGTTTCATTTAGTTATGATTCAACTGCAACTACATCTACTAAAGATGAGTTAGCAAGTTTAATATCTACAACGATATCTAATTATAACTCAACAGACTTACAAGAGTTTAATAGTTCATTTAGACATTCTAAACTATTAGGACTAATTGATAATACAGATACAGCAATATTAAACAATACAACAACTGTTACTATGAGTAAATTTTTTACACCAGTAAGTGAAACATCATCATATAATATTAATTTTAACAATGCATTCTTTAATCCACACTCAGGTCATAATGCAGCTGCAGGTGGTGTGGTTGCTTCAACAGGATTTTATTTGGATAACAGTACAGAAACAGAATACTTTTTTGATGATGATGGTTCTGGTAATTTAAGAATTTATTCTTTATCAACTGGACAAGTAAGAACATATTTAAATAGTTCGGCAGGAACAGTAGATTATGTTGATGGTACAATTAGTACAACATCATTATTAATTTCTGCAGTATCAAATGTAGATGGTGCATCATCAACACAGATTCGTATAACAGTAATTCCAAAATCAAATGATGTGATACCAGTAAGAAATCAAATACTAGAAATAGATTTAGTTAACACAACAACAGGTGGAAATGTTGACGCACAAGCTACAACAGGTGTGGGATATACTGTTACCTCATCAGGTACAACTCAAACTACAACTGTAACAACACCTTCATCTACACCAACAAGTTCGGCGTATTAGATGAATGGCAAAGAATGATTCAAAACTAGTAACAAAATTATCACCACTCATTGAGGGGCAGGTACCTGATTTTGTACAATCAGAACATCCTAAGTTTGTTAAATTCCTTAAACATTATTATCAATACCTAGAGGCAGGTAGAATTACTTACACAGGTGAGTTAGAATATTTAAGACAACAAACTAATACA